TCAGGCGCCCTGAAACCGTGCGATCCTGGGCCCCGTTTCCAGAGGCAGCCCATAGCCGATCAAGCAGAACTGATCGAGAGCGAACAGAACCACCGATCCGACTCCCGCTCCGATCGCCAGCCGCCGTTCCTTCGCCCAGGGCGTGGTGTAGTCGCCGATCCCCGTCAGGTGGCTCGCCTGCGCCGGAGGGAATCCGAGTTGCATCGGCAACTCGATCGATTGCCGCACCAGGTCCAGATTCCGGTCACCCGTATAGGTGAAGTTCTCCGTCTTCAGGCACGCCAGACTCGCCGGAGTCCAGACCGGCCTCGGAAAGTTCACTAGTTGATTCAATGCCGTATCGTTTGTATCCGGCGGATACAGCACCTCGAAGAGCGCGGATGGAAACGATTGCCGCACAAACGCCATGATCGTGCTTGTGAACGTGCCGATCAGTTGCGACAGGAACGCACATTCGTCCGCGAGACTGCTGGGGTCGGCATTTTGACTCGCGATCAACGCCATCGGGCGCCCGTAGGTTTGCTGAAACAAAGTAGTGGTGTAACTGTCGTAGAAAGGCATTCCCGAGGCGCCCGCGAAGTACCACCACTGAACCTCGCCGAACTGCAGGTACGGCGTCAGGCCGGCGCCGTTCATGACCGCGGCCATGTCGGCGTAGGCCTGCTGCCAGAACGCAGTGCTCTGCGGCGAGAAACCCGTCTGCAGCGCGGGCGTGCTCACCCACACCGGGTCGGCATTCGGGTAGCGCTGCGCGATGGCTGCCGCCGCCGAGTCGTCGCCGTTGCCTAACTCCATGCTGAACGATGTCGTGACCGCGATTCCATATCCCTTCAGCGCGCTGAAGAAGCTCGCGTTCCAATCGCGTGCAGCGCGGTTCAGCCGCGGCGCCGCCGTCAAATCGGTCACCCACTTCCCGTCCGCGCCGCCGCTCAGCGTCGATCCGCTCGTCTGGCCGGTGAAGACCTGGCTGTTGGTCTGAACGGAGATGCCGAGGCTGTTTCCCGCCAGCCCGATCTGTCGCGACGTGATGGTCAATGTCGCGCCACTCGCGCTCGCCCACACGCCCGTGGACCCCTCGTTGACCAGAAGAGCCAGGCACACGGCGATCGACTCGGCGGTGTCGCCGAGCAGGTTTGTGTGTTGGATGAGCGTCGGCCCGAGAGATAACTCCGTGATCGCTCCCGCGGCGAATTGTGGCGTGCCCGTGAACGTGACTGTCGCCGACGCGTACTGTTGTCCCGACCCACGCAGTTCGTAGAACCACAGCGCACCCGCGTAGTGATTCACCCTGTCGCGAAAACCGAGAGTCTGGATCAGCCACGCCGTCCGCTCCGGCGCGAGCGCCAGCGAGTGATTCGTATCCCAGTCGGTGGCCAGGCTGGTCGCCGGCACGGCCGCGAACGCAGGCAGATCCGTCGCCGGAAACGCGATCTCCAGAAAGTCGAAGTAGAAGCTCGTGCCCGTCCCGCCTGTGTGCGTTACTGTAATGCTGTGCGAAACCCCGCCGGACTGCGTCCCCAGGGGGACCCGTGTCAACACGTCCTCGCCCGCCAGTTCCAGAGTGACGGAAACCGCCGGATTGCTGTCCACCTGCACGGAAACCTGCGCGCCGGCGTCCAGGCGTCTCGTGCCCACGTACAGCGAATGTTGCGCCGCCGCGGAGTACGAGCAGGTGAGGGACGCCCCCGGCGTGGTCGTCCAGTGAATCGACCCTCCGGAGTAATTCCCGATCCCGCTCGTCCAAGACCCTTGATACGAAACCCCCGGCGAATCATCCTCGATTCTCCGGCTTCCGGGTCCCGCGACGCTGTATTGCAGATTCGACCCGGTTACCTGCCACTGCGCGACCACCACTGAGAACTCGCTTCTGACGAAACTCCCCGGTTGCAGGTCGGCCGAATACGTCCAGCGTAACTTTCGTACGGCGGTGGTTGGTATCGTGATCCCGTTGACGTCCACCAGGTGGCTGAAATCCAGGCTGATCTGCCATGTCGCCGGCGTCACTCCCCCGCTGAACATCGTCCATGCACGCGTCCACGACTGCGTCCCCGCTCCGTGCACCGTCCCGTACACCCCGACCCGATTGCCATTGGAGCCCGGCTGGCCCACATACGTCAACGTAATCAGCGTGCCGTTGGCTACCGCCGTGACTTGTCCCTCGAGTTGGCCTGCAGTGATGACCGTCGCCAGCGCGGTGGCCGCGTTCGCCAGCGTGTCGCCAGTCTCAATTTGATAGTAGAAGTGCTGATCCAGCCAGGCCAGTTGAACGTAGTCCCCGGCTGTCGGCGCACCCTGCAATTGCATTTGCGCCGTAGCCTGGGTGTAGTTGCCAACCGGCGTAGCGTGGCTCGCCAGGCTCACGTAGTAAATCGTCTCCGTTCCCCCCGACTCGGCCCATACCCTCATATAGGGCCAGTCCACCGTAGGGTATAGGGTGGAATCCATCGGGATGCAATTGGTTCGGGTTTCCTGGTAACTCAGGTGTACTCCGCTGAGGTCGCCGTCCGGCAGGTTTCGCAAGGTGGGATGCTCGAAGACGTTATCGCGGTTCCATTCGATCACCGCCCAGTCGGACTGCTGCCGCCAACAGCCCGACACCGTGAACCCGGTCACGCTGGTCTGGCTGAAGGCCGCGATCGCCGAAGGCTGCAAAAAATAGCATTGCAGATCCCGGTCCGGACGCAGCTTGGTAAGTTGTTCGCTCATTAGAGTCGAATCAGGAGGGTCAGATCGGATCCTGGAAGCACCTGCCCCACCGACAACACCGAGAGCGTCAGTTGCGCCCCGGCCGCCAGCGGAGGCAGTGTCTTGCCGTCCACCGCGCTCGATAGCGTCGCGCCGGTGGCAAACGTCACCTGGCTATACGGCGTGCCGTTCACGTTCAGTTGCAGTCGCACCGCAGCGTCGGCTCCAGTGCCTAGAATGGCGAATACGTCCCTCACGGAGTGTGCGGCATCCACTACCAGGGCCGGCGCCACGGATTGATCCACCGCCAGAAACCCGCTCACTTGAATCGAGTACTGCCCGCCGGAAAGCGTCCGCAAACCGCTATCCGCCGAACGTGTCAGAAGCACGTTGGCCGCCGGGCTGTTCCCTCTCGAGTTGGTCACGAAGAGTTGCCCACTCGCAACTCGCACGTCCGGCAAGGGGATCGCGTAATTCCAGCTCCCGCAGTAGGGACTGCCGAAGAAACCCTCCGGAAATGGCGCGATGACGGTCTTGGCCGCCAGGTGATAGACCGGTGTTCCAAGTGCGTGCGCCGCTGCCTGGCTCCCCTGCACCCCCCGTTGAACGGTGTATTGCATGCCTCCATTGGCAGTCGCCGTGATCTGAAGTAACTCGGTCTCAACCTGTAAAATCGTCCCCGGCACGCCCGTCCCGGCAACGTTGAGGGTCAGCGTAGTGTCCGCGCTCCCCAGCGCGCTGGCCAGAGCCGTCGTTGGCGACCCTTGAAGCTCATCCCAGTAGTACATCGTGAGCGTGGCCGAGGAAACCGTCTGCGTGTTCCTGAGGTCCGCAAACGACACGCCGCTCAGCAACACCGTCCCTTCGCTCTGGCCGGGACTCAGTCCGAAGAATGGCACCCCGGGGACATCGGCGTCCGAGGTCCCCGACCCGCCGATCTGCCACCGCGTTACCACCGAGAGCTGCGGTGAGCACTCCACGTCGTTGACGTTCGCCGAGCGGCCTGTTACCTGCACCACTTCGCCCGCCAGGTTCGGAACCGTGAATTGCACCGGACTGCTCTTGGCCAGAGCCGCAAAGTGCCAGCCCGCTTCCGCCACCGCGAAGAAGCTGGTCGAGTCCGGTTCCACGGTCCACGCAGGTGACACCGTCACGCTGGTCGAACTGTTTGCCGCGATGGTTCGTTCCTGTCCGGCGCCCGTTCCCCTGGTGATCCGCGCCGTCATCCCTCCATACGCGTTAACGGCCATCTGCAGCGTCCCGTTGCCGGCCGTGGCCGCGGAGTGTATCGTGACGCCGCTCTCCGGAACCTGCTCCATCCGCCAGTAGAAATTGGCGTGGTCGAAGTTGACGTCGGGCGGCGCGATCAGTTCGTTGCTCAGGCCGCCGTCGGTGAACGTGCCGGCCGCCGGCCGGTTCGACGCGATTTGCAGCAGGTTTGCCGGAGTCGCCCCGCGATACACGCAAAACCCGCTGGTGCCGGAGGCAAAGCTCAACCCCGTCAGGGTCACGCTGTTGTCGTCTTGCGGAATCGCCGCCTGCACAATGAAGGAGAGCGCGCTCTCATCCCCCGCGCTGTTCACCGCCGAGATGGCGTAGTACAGCGTCTGGCCGCCTGTCAGCGTCCCGCCCGTGCCCACCGTCGGCACCAGGTCGAGCAGAGGCACACCCGGAAGCGCCGCTCCCGATCCTCCGCTCGGGTTGCTCGGCGCGACGAAACTCACCGACAGGCTGGTTTCCTTCGTGCCGTCGGTGTTGGTGCTGTCGCTTTCCGAGACCCCGAACTGCATGTTGCCGTTGGCGTCGATCGCGCTGCCGATCAGCGGCCGCGGCACTCCCACTCCGGCGCTCCCCTGTTGCACCGCCCCCCACGCCGATGTCGACTGCCCGTTGGTATCCGCGTACCACGCGTCGTTGTGAATCTGTGCCGTGATCGTGCAGGTCCGGTAGTTCGTCGCCGGTGAGATCTTCAGAACGCGGAAAGGCTGGCGGTTGAACCCTTGGTTCAAATACGTAACTGTGATTATGTCGCCGGGCTTGATCCCGAATCCCTTGATGCTGGTGTCGAACTGGATGTAGGCGTTTCCACTAACCGATTTGTCCAGCGTGAACTGTAGAATCCGGGCCGCCTGGTCGTAATTCGGCAGCCCGATCGCCATGAGCGTCGCCGTGACCGTTTGTCCGGCCAGCGCGATATCGCCCGGTTCCACCACTGTGTAGCTGTCCTGCTGGTAGCCGTTTAGTGCGTCCTGGAAGTCGATCGTGAAGCAGTTCGGCGTATCGGCGATGCTGCGCGACGATATCGTCACGCTCGGCTCGCCGTTCTGCCGCCTCAGTATGCTCGAAACTCCGTTGCTGCCGTCCCCGAACTCGTAAGCCGGCCACCCTCCCCCGAGCGATGCCGTGCTGTTCGTGTACGCGCTTTTCGTGGGCTGCTGCAAGGGCAGCGAGTTCTCCACTTGCAGTTGCAGCACGCCGCCTGGCCCATATGTGAGGAACAGCCGGGCTGCATTGCGAACCCCGCGGACCACGTCGCCCGCGCTCTTCCGTTTCTGGATCACGACGTTGCACTGAAACCGCGGTATTTGGATCGGGTTGCCGTTCAAGTCCGTCGATTGGATCTGTTCGTCGCAGTAGGCCGCCGCCGCAGCGAAGCTCTTCAGGTCGATCTCCGCTTCGCTCCAGCCGCTCCTCCGCAACACATCCAAGAGAATCCACGCCGGGTTGCTCGTGAATTGGTCGCTGACGTAAGTTCCGTCCGCCGCATAGGTGGGAGCGATTAGCCCCTGCATCAGAACCTGCACGCTCGGCAGCGAGTTACCGTCATTCAGTTGGTTGGGCACCACGATCGAAAGGTAAGCCATGCTCCCGTACGGGTCGCCCGCGGGATTCCCGTTGGCGTCCGTGAAATTCATGTCGAACGCCCCGTCCCGCGTGCCTGACGTGAGAAAGTTGTACCAGCCCGTGCCCGTCATGTTCTTGCCGGACACCCCTAGCGGGATCTGCACCCCGTCCACCAGCACCGTCAGCACGCCTTGAATCTGCCCGATACTCAGCAGAGCCTCCATCCGCGTGAGATTGCCGTCGTTTCGCGCGAACACCACCAGTGGCTCAACCCACGCCGTTCCGTAGATCATCGGCACGTAGTCGTTGTACCTGGCTTGGTTCACCGACAACGCCGACGTGGTCCAGTCCTTGCCGTACCCGCGCACCGAGATCGCCCCCGGCACATACTCCAGACCGCCAAATCGCTGCTGCATCCCCCTGGCCTGGCAGTCCGTCCGCGTATATCCGCACGTCGTGAATGCCGCCGCCCCGTTCAGGCTTCCCATGCCTCCCGGGAGGTCGGCTGAGTAGCCACACCGGTAGTACAAGGAGTATTTGCCGTCCGCTCCCCCATCCACGCCCTCGGTCCGCTGATCCAACGTCGCCGGGAACGTCCACGGACATCGCCGTTGGATCCGCACTTCCGGAAGCAACAGCCTCTGCAAGTTCATCCGGTTGATCGCCGACAAGCGGAAAGTCGCTTCTTTGATCTGGTCGGGCGGATTGCAGATCCCTTGGAAGATTACGTTCGTCTCCGTCAAGGGTACGTTGTTCCGCAGGTCGTAAAACAGAAATCCAACCGTGAGGCTGGCGCCCTTCCACCCCGTGGAGCGCTCGATCTCCGAAAAGTGCGAGTCTGCATTCGCCAGCACCAGCGAGATCTTCGGACTTCCGTCCACTCCTTGGTCAGAGGCCGTCTGAATGTCGAATGCACTGTGCTGCAACACCCGCGCGGCATAGTTGGTCGTGCCGACTGTAACGGCATGCGTGCTCCAGCTCTCCCTGTCGCCGTTCGACAGTGTGCAGTCGAACACCATGATCGGCGTGTCGGTGACCGCCAGTTCCTTGAGATCAGAGATGGTTTGCATACACAATGTTCACGGTTGTGGAGTTACGATTCACGCCGGTCGAGGTGTAAGTGAAGGCATCGTCCCGGAAGTGGGCGTTCTCGTATATACCGCCCGTCGTGCTGCTCTTGTATGCCGATGCCCACGGCTGCGGCTCCACCTGCGGTCCGTAAAGGTCGATCGCCGCTCCCGCCGGCAGTTCGATTCCGAAGCTGACCGATGTCGCCTCGGCGTCTCCCATACCCGCGATCGTGAAGCGCGTCCATTGCGTTCCCACCGGGCGGGCCGCGCGCTGACTCCCCAGTAAAAGCGTGATCGTCGTAGGCTGTGCCGCCCGCGCGTAGGCGCTCAGGCTGTAGATGTACGCCGCCGGGGCGTTTAAGGTCTGCGACAGGCTTTGCGCGCCCGCACCCGAGTTCGACACGTGCCACGCACACGTTCCCCCGGCCGGGTCGGCGCCCCCGCCGGTCAGCGTCAGAAACGAGGCTTTCTGCCATTCCACCTGGCTCGGATCGTCGCTCCAGGCCAGCAGGTTCCCGTTCGGATCCAGGAACGTGAATCCGTTCAGCGAGCCTTCCACCGAGGCGAAGAACTGCGCCAGCGTCGCCAGTTCCGGATCGCTCAGGCCGGTGTATTGCAGTTGCCATTCCGTGACCTGCGCCGCCACGTCTGGCAGCTTGATCGTCCGGCCGTCGGCCATGGTGTTGACCACCGTTCGCGACAGGCGCCGCTTGCGCAGAGGAAACTGGCTCAGCGCTCCCGTCGGCAGTTGTGGAAACATATCTATGTCCGGTTCTCGACTATCGTCAGATTCGTCTGCCCTTGCATTTCCGCAACGGCCGTGAGATCCAGTTGATCGCCCGCCAGGCTGCAGCTCGGGTACGAGGTGCCATCCCAGGGATCCACGAAGACGAAGCTTCCGAACTGTCCTTGGTTGCTTAGAAAGAACCCCTCGATCATCGCCAGTTCGCCCTCGTCCACTTCGCTCAGCCGGATTGTCCAACGATGCATTGGCCCGCTCGCGTCCCGGTATCGCTGGTCGGTCCCGTCCAGAAACCGCACCGTCTGGTTCTGATATCGCAAGGCCCGCGTCGCCGGATACTGCGCCACGGCGTTGGTTTTCAATTTCGGAAAGGTGGCCATTTTCAGATTTCGCTGACTACGTCGTTAATCGAGCTGAGATTCAGCATCGCTCCGCGAACCGCCTTCGCAATCTGGTCGCTGTTGTCCAGGAACGACTGCGCGTCCATTGTCTGCACCGTCACCGAGATGTGCGGCGCTGCCGCGGTCCCTCCGCCTCCGGATGTCCCGCCGTCTTGTCCCCCCACCCCCGCATTCGCAGCCGGTCCGCCGTTGCTCGCCTCCGGAGATTCCGCGGTGTTGCTGTACATCCGCGGCGCGCCCATTTGGTCGAAGTCCGACGCGCTCAGCCCGCCTCCCGTGTCGGCGCTCTCAAACGAGATCGGCGATGGCATCGCGTACTTTTCCAGAACCGGCGGCGCCGACGGTCCTCCGCTGAACAGGTTGATCAGCTTGGGGATCAGGGAAACAACCCCTCCGCCACCCAGGTATTCGGCGACCGTCGATGCGACCGAGGACCCGGTGCTGCTTCCCGAGCCTGTCGTACTGCCGCTGCTGCTGCGCACGTTCGACCCCGCCGGAGTTCCCGATTCTCCGTACAGGTTGCTGTCCGCCTGCCCCTGCGCTGCCGCCGCCGCGCCCGCTGCCTCCGGTGTCATCTCCGTCGATAGCACATCCGGCCTTGCATCCGCCCGCGCCTGCTCGGTCTCCGGCGTCATCCCGGTCGACACCGCATCCCACGCCGCCTTCGCCCGCTCCTGCGCTCCCGCCGCCGTCCCCTCCGCAATCTCCCGCGCCGCTTCCGCCACTGCCGGTTCCCCTACCGCCTTGGCGAGTTCCTCCGCAACACTCCGGAAATCGTCCTGGCTGCTCGTCTGTCTCCCCGATGCCTCCCTGAAGCTATCGAGCAGCCGCTCGTCTGTCTTGTTGGCCATGCTTCATCTCCGTCAGTAGCGCCTTCTCCAGAATCAGGAAGGCCTCGGCCTGCCGCGCTGTCAGTTCCGAGAACTGCAAGCCGCCCAGCCGCCGCCGCACCAGGAACTCCTCCACCAGACACTCGCTTTCCGCCGTGATATGCGATCGCGGGCACTCCTGCAGCACCGTGTCGTTCCTCCCCCAGACCGGCGGCCCTCCCGGCTCCTGGCTCCCGCCCAGCCATCCGCACCGCCGTCTCTTCTCCAGGCCGGCCTTCCTGCACGTGTCGCACCTCCAGCCGGCCTGGTTCGCGAACTGGAAGTGGAAGGCGACAATCAGTTTTTTCGTTCGGCCGCGCTCAGTCCGGTCTCCGCCCGCACCGCTGCCAGAGCTTCGCGAAACAGGTTCTCCGGCCCGGCCTCCGCCAGCAACTCCGGAGTCGCTGCCACGCCGTCCACCGTCAGCCCGCGGACCTCCCGCAAACCCCACACGACGTATGTCCGGTCGATCTCCGCCTGCAGCAGCGCTCCGTCCATTTTTCCGTCCGCGTCTTCCCCCGCGTCCAGGAATTCCTTCTTCCCCGCCATCGCCCGTACCCGCCGCATCAGTTCCAGACGCCGCATGAAGGACATTCGCGCTACCACGTAGGTCACTCCCGGCGCGATTGCCGACTGCACCTCACCTACGCTTTCGTAAGTCATGGCTATCCGAACGCCACCGCGATTTCGTTGTTCACCGTGCCCTGCGCCCGCGACGGCCGGAACTGCCATTGCAGCCGGTTCCTACTGTCGTTGAACTCCGGAACTTGCGGAACTACGCTGTTCATGTAAACGGCCATCACCTGGCCATCCACCTCGCCCAACTGGAACATCACACTTACTGGCGATTGCTGCCGCGCCGCCTGGTACAAGCCCGCCGTCGCCGCGTCGTCCTGGCTGTACAGATCGATGGCCGCCGTTACCGTCCGCTGTCCCGGCGCAATGCACAGCGGCAGGTTCGATCCGAACTCGTTCATCCGAAGATCCAGATTGTTCTTTAGCACCAGGGAGGCACTCGCAATCGTGAAGAACTGCGTGGGCGTGCTGCCCAGCCACGCTTCCCCCATGTTCCCGGGAACGATCGAATAGTCGAATGCCTGCAACGCCGGCTCGGCCGGGAAAGTCGACGAATTCGCCACTTGCCCCGAGTAGCTGCTGCTGTCCACCACGTCCCGCGCCATCCCGCTGAAGCGGAACTCGTGGAAATCTCCGTTTACCAGGATCTCCAACTGGTCAATCGCCACCCCGCTCAGCAGCCGCTGTACCGCCGTCGACGGGTCCCAGTAGTCGAATATGCTGGCGCTCGGAAGTTCCGTCGTGGGCGTGTACGTGACCGAAGCCCCCAGCGTCGCCCCGGTTGCCGGCGGAGCCGAGAAGGGTGCGGTCAATTGTACCGTGACCGTGTCCACGATCGCCGCCACGAACCGCAACTCTCCGCCCGCCGACACAGCCTGGCCCACGCTCAATCCGTGCGCCGCCGCAAACCCCAGTTGCCCGCCGGTTGTCGCCGAAGCCACCGTCCCGCCGGCGAATTGCAACGGTGCGGCGCCCAGTGCCGCCTGAAACAGCGGACCGTATGCCGGGCCCCCACCGTTGGCTTTTTGCCAGCTCGTCAGATACGTCTGCAGTTCGAAAGCCGTGCGCCGCCGGCCCCCTACCGGCAAGCCCGGGAAAGTCCGGCTGCCGGTTTTGTCTTTCCGGCTGCTCCCCTCGAGCTGGTTCTTCACCGTCAGTTTCACCGCCGGGATCCGGTTGCTTCCCGTGATTGTCGCCACGCTTCCGTACGCGCTCTCCAGCGCCGTGTAGAAGCGGTTCGCGTTCGAAGATATGTAGGCCATACTAGCTGATGCTCACTCCAATCTCAAAAGTGACCTTCGCCACTTGGATATAGTTCTTTCCGCCGTGCTTCACGGCTCCGTATGTCACCTGATAACCCCCGGCGTAGTACATGCCGGAACCCCAGTTTCCGCGGTTCCCGTCCAGAACCTGCGTCAATGCGTCGGCGCATTGCTCCAGACCCTCCTGCAGACCCTGCAGCCGGTCCTGCGAGTTCCGGATCTCCGCCGCCATCTGCACCGTCCCCGAAAATGTCCGGAATTTCTCGGTCAGGCTGTTCACAAGCTTCTCGCAGTACACCTGGATCGTCGGATACCGCACGATCTCCCCCAGCTCCGCCAGATCCGCCGCTACGTTCTGCGCCCGGATCGGTACTTGCGACGCAGCCGCCTCGCTCCCTTGTCCGCCCTCCTGCCGGTTCCCCAGGTTGGCGCTCACTCCGCTTGCCGACGAGAGCAGTCGAACCACCGCTGCCGCCGCTTGGCTTCCGATTCCCGCCATTTCATCCTCTCTGAATTACGCGCGGTATCGGCCGCAGATAATTCCATGCTTGCCCCGTCCCCGGTGCCCGCCCCGTCGCGCTGAGCATTCCCGGCTGGACCCAGGACACTCCCGCCTCCAGCACCTCCGCGTTTTGCAGCGACAGGTTGTCCGGATCCGTTCCGGCGTACACGTTCCATCCCGTCCCCGTGCTTGGAGCCGTACCCGCTTCCACCAGGAACGTGCCGCTGGCAATCGTCACCCCCGCCGCTTCCGACGCCGCGCCTTCTTCTCCCACCACGTTCACCCACGATATGGCCGCGAAGTACGTCCCGTCCGGCAGGTTGCCGCCGGCCCCGGATTGCGCCGCCACCACGCTCGGAGGCGCCGCCATCGGCACCGGCGTGTTGACGATGCCGAGTCCCGCCTCCCTCAGCTTCTCGTATGCCTGCTTGGCCATTCCGTGAAACTGGTCCCGCTTTCCCCCGTAACGGTCGTTGAGCTGGCTGTTGTACGCATCGCTGTACACCATCTCCAGGGCGCGGTATGTGTGCCAGAGCTTCAATGCGGGTGTCACTACCACCGAACTCAGGTTCGGCCTGGGCGTCACCCAGAACCCCTGACCGTAATGTGTGTTCGCCGTCAGCAGCGTGGTGAGTTCCAGACCCAGGTCGATTTGTGCCAGATTCAGCTTCTGCGCTACATCGATTCCCTCCACGTGGGCCACGTGGAGGAGTTGTGAATCCACCGCCGCCAGATCCTCTGTCGTCGAAGGAACGCCGTCCGTGAACAGAGGCATGTCATGCGTCCTGGATCTGCGATCCCCGCAGCCGCTGCAGCTCCGCCGTCGTTACCAACGACAGTGGCACTCTCGATGCGGCCAGTTGCTCCTCCACCTGCCGCCTCGCCGCCGCCACCGTCCGCCGGAATTCCGCCGCATCTTCCACGGATGCCACGGCCGCGGTCCCTTCAACCACCATCATTGCCGCCACTTCCTTCGGCACTTCCGTGAATACGCCTGCCTTGCCGCCGTCCCCGGTGGCGCGGCTGACAATCACCACGTCCTTGTCAGGGAATCTCTCCGCCGTCTCCCTGATTTTCTGGTAGTACACCTTCAAATCCATTCCATCCTCCCGTCTTGTCCCGGTCAGCTTTTCGCGGGGCAGGTCGGCAACCTGCTGCCGCGCCCGGAGGGCACCCGCAATCGGCCAGGCGAGCCAAGCTCTCCCGCGCAACTGGCCAGCCGTCCCGCCCCCTCAAACCCCTGCGGCTCTGTCCCAAGCCCGGACAGAGCCGCTTTCGATGCTCTCGCTCTCTAGGTGTTCACCTGCACACCCGCCGCGTTCCGCAGAATGCCGCAGCCGTACAGCACGTCCACCGTGAACTGCTGCGCCAGCGTGTCCGGCTGGTAGCTCATCACCACCCGCATGCCGAAGTTTCCCATCTCGGCGTACTCGGCGATGGCGCCCGTACCCGGCAGCGGTTGCGGCAGCCGCCGCACTACCAGGCCGATGGCATCCTTCGTGAACGCCAGGTTGTGCGTATTCACCGTGCCCGAAGCAGTCGTCTTCTGCACGAACTGCGACCGGAACACGTAGAAGTCCTTCACTTTGCCGATCGAGCCGTTCACCAGCGCCTGCAGTCCGGCGTCGCCCGCCGTCTGATACTCGCTGAATCGCGGAATCTGGCGCCAGGTCGAGTACGACGCCGCGTCCACCACCATGAACTTCGGCTCCGATGGCGGAATCTTCGCCAGGAACAGAGCCGTCTCAGCCGCGTCGATCGTGGCCTCTGTGATCGCCGTGCCCGCCGTTCCCACCGGTGTGTTCGACGAGAATCCCGCGTACAGATTCAGAAGGTCCGCTTCGATTTTCTGCGCGATCGCCGCCACCGCCGGCTGCAGGTACATCTTCAGCAGGTCCGGTACCGCCAGAACTTTCGTGACGTCCGGAATCTGAAAGGTCGCTTCCGCGTGCGTGTTCAGCACAATCTGCGCGTTCAGCAGCGTCGGGTTCTGTAGCGTTACCGTTCCCCCGAGCGTGTTGCTGATGTTGTTCGCCACCATCTGCGGCGGAATCGGCACGTTGATCGTGTCGCCGGATTGCGCCAGCGCCGGCTCGTAATCCCGATTCACCAGGTTCCCCATCACCAGGTTCCCCACCAGCACCGGCAAAGCCTCCGCCGCCACCAGCTTCACGATCGCAGTCGCGACATTAGTTGTAGTAATAGCTCCCATTCGTTCTCCTTATTCCTGTCCTTGTTACGGCCTTCCGGCCGGCTGTTCTCTACAGTCCCCGAAGGGTCTGCGACGCCACGCGCACGATTTCCTCTCGTACCCGCTGCATCTCTTCCGTGCTCATGCCCGGACGGATTCGATCGATACTTACCGACTCGTTTCCGGCCTGCGGCGCCTTGAGGTTCCCCGTCATCCCGGTCCCTCCCGCAATCCGGGCTGGCAGAAACTCCGGATTCTCTTTCACAAACGCCGAGAGATACTCCCGTACCGGCATCTCTCCCGCTTCGCTTCGTGCTACCAGTCGCCCGTCTTCGCTACGAACGATCTCGTCCTGCACCGCCTTGAACGCCAGGTCGATCTTGGCCACCCCCAGGCGCTGCAACTCCGCCCGGACCGCCGAACTTCGCTCTGCCTCTTCCGCCTTGATCCGGCTCCGCTTGTTCTCTTCCGCCATCTCGTTGAGCCGCCGCTCCATCTGCTCCCGGCGCTTGCGCTCTTCCAGCAGTTCCACCTTGTACGCCGGCTCGCTCTTCGCCTGTTCGTTGTTGGCGTATTCCTGAATCGCCTGCCGCACAATCGCTTGAATGTCGATTCCTTCCATAAACCTCCCCAAAAATCAGTGGGGCGGGCCACTTGCCTGCCCGCCCCGTGCCGACCTCCTCGTCTGTCTGCTGCCTACCGCAGCGCCGGATCTATACCTCCGCCCGGTTTCCCGTAGTCCGCCTGTTCGATCTCCTCAACCACCCGGTTCTTCACCTCCGGCCGCGCATCGCTCAGGTACTTCAGCGCCAGCCGCTTGAATAACTGCTTCGTCAGCGTTTCGCTCCCGATCCCCAGTGCCAGCAGGTTCTTCGCGTCGTCCAGTTCCGTCCCGAATTCGTCGATATCGAAATC